GCGGGGATCGTAACGGTTTCAGTCAGGTAAAAACTACCTGTCATTGCTTTGCTCATAGTCAACGGGTGCGGACCCCATCCTAAAAGGGTTGGTCCGCGCTCCGCACTTGGTAAACTATCTTCGCACCCCGCAGGGGGGGCATATAAGGAGGGAGCCCCTCCTCACTGCTAACGGAGTAGCAATGGCCTACTCAATGGAGCAGTTTCCTTTGTTTCATGTATGGCTCCATTCTTCAATTCATTGAAGTTGTTTGGAGATCGAATCGATTTCATAGGGTCGGGTGATGTCACCCAATTAATATAGTAGGACTTGCTCGGATAATCATGGCGAAAGAACCCATAGACTACGAATTAATAGGACATGAATTGAAGCGAATAGCCGATACCCTTGAGCGTTTGCTCAAGATAAGTGAGATGAGCCTATGAATCGCATCTGTGAAACATGCCTAAAGGAGAAATCACCAGTGAAAGGGACTTTCCAACAGGTCTGCACCACTCCTGAGTGCATCGTAGCGATGCTAACTTTACTCATCCAGGAGAGGGATCTATGAACATTCATCCTGCTAACCATTTGCTTCAATTGCTAGATAGAATCATCGCCGAACTGCGCCATATGTATCCTAACTTCAATTCAATCCCTGCTATTGATAAACTTAATTCCGAACTTATTGACAGTAGGAATAAATTAACCGATCATATCGATGACCTCTGCGTTGAATTGGCCCCGGGGGAGTGGAGATGAGTTACCAGATACAATTCAGAATAAAGACCTCTGACCCCCTATTTGCGTGGATAATGCAAATGAAAGACTCCGGGGAGTCTGTGAGCGAAGCCATACGCTCTAGTTTGCGTTGTCAGTTGTCCCAAGACGTAACTTCAACTTATTATCCACTCTATAAAGTACAGATGATGAATTCTCAACGGTGGTGCGCTGCTAATTTAGTAATGAGCCCCGCTCATAAAGAAATGATGAGAGAGAAGGTCCGCGATCATCTCGGGTTTTAGAAAGGTAGAGCCGGCCCAGTCAACCAACGACTTCTGAATATCTCATTCTTGTAATCACTGAGGACATCAATGCCCGCTCTGGTTACTTCACTCACTCCAAATGACATCAGCCCTTGGACGATCCGGTTTGCTTGAATCAATGCGTCAACCTTTTCTGGGCTCTTATGAATGTCTTCGGGATTGGTGATATAATCGATATACTGGCCCGCGCCTTCGGAACCCCCAATAGCGAAGGAAGCACCAAGTCCTATGAGCGCAGCCCCCTCCAGTATATTCAGAGGCGTTCCGGACATCCCAATAGCCAGTGCGATTTGTGGTGACCAGATAAGACCTAGCATCCCAGCAGCATACGCCGTCTCAGGAATATCTCCAAGTGTAAACTCATCGTCATCAAGGATGGCTGCATTATGCCAAGCGCCTATAGTGGCATAAGATTGCACCCTCTGCCATCTGGTGCCGAACATTCAAGGCCCCGTGGCTAACTCATACGATCTCTTTTGCCGCATTAAGAATGGCAATTCCTTTTCTTCAGCCACCAATATTGCCGCAACATAATCGCAAGGAGGAATATGTATCTTAGCATCGGGAGCCACGGCTGTATCAAGATAAACCACACGAGTTAAGTGAACCTTGTCTGCCGTCGTCGCGCTACATGTCCCAAACCTCGACTCTGAATATTGATTAGCAATCACTTGAGCGGTCGAGGCGGTATATTCTCGTGTCCTACCGTAAATAACCTGAGCCATATCATAATGCGACCGAGGGAAACCCGGAAGGTCACCGTCGTGAGTCGTGTATATATTCGCATCGACCAGAGTTTGACTATCTAGGTATTCCGTGGTGATTAAATCGACTACGAAGAAATCATCGGTACCCCTTGGACCCCAGCCTTCTTGAATATCTATTGCTTGAAAAAATGCTGTGAGTGATTTCCTATTGTACCCTGAGAGATCGTAGTAACTACGATTGACGAAAGTAGGATTACCAGCGTTGTCAAGTATCTCCCAGTTGTTCCCATTGATGGTGGCGGGAAAAGGCGCTACACTACCCATGTCGATGTCGGTAGCATCTAGCACCTTGTCTAGTACCCGCGGGCCTTCCATTGTCACTTCTTCCGCCCCCGCTTGAACTTCTTCGACATAGCGGCTAGGTTCAACATCCCTTTCCTATCCCCGGACTTAAACTTAATGTGGTTAGCCTTAACCTTTAGATAACGCTGCCATGCTGAAAGTTTTCTAACCGTCTTCTTAGCAGCACGTTTACCGGCTGTTTTTGCCTGCCGTTTAGACTCCTTGATGAACTCTTGAGCGAATAAGGCTCGGAGTTCCTCTAGGGTTCCACGGACTTCCACCATTTAGAAGCCTCACGAGTCGCTTGCCGTACTCTGCAAAGCCAGGGCCATCCAATCTTTAGATGATAATTTGACTACTCTGGCACGAATACGGACGGTGACGTGTAGATTGTCAGCGGTGATTGCAGCGTTATCATTGCCAGCCACGAAATACAGCGTGTCATTTACAACTGTGAACATGTCTGAAAGCCCACTTGGGCCCCACGAATCCGGATATAAATCTGACATATGAGATGCGATGCCGTTGATAACGTCGCAGTTCAAAGCCCCACTTGCGATAAGGCTCTGGTCATCCGCCCGAATGAATACGGTGCCTGGGTTCAAATCTGTAAGTTGACCGCTAATGGCGCCGGTCGATACAAGAAACGAAGCAACGTCTTGCGTCATTGCTCCGGCACTTTGCCAGATGAAATCCACCATATCGATTGCGATCGCTTGACCGGTGGGCACGTTGATGTAGGCTCCGAGGTCGATGGTGCCTTGAATTCTTGTCCCCGGAGGTGAAGCAGCGGGGATCGTAACGGTTTCAGTCAGGTAAAAACTACCTGTCATTGCTTTGCTCATAGTCAACGGGTGCGGACCCCATCCTAAAAGGGTTGGT